GACTAGATGCACACACATACACCTACCACCTGACAAAGGCAACGACTACATCCTGTCAGTATCACAGTCAGAAGAAGATTATCTTGAGGTATGCCTGATGGTTTATGTACCCAACAAGCGGGGCTATGTACTAGAGGGCAACACGTTACAGGTCTATGACGTTCACGAACTGTTTGAGATAGTCTATGAAGCCATCGAACATGGTGAGTTGTCTATCTTTATGAACTACTATGAGATAGAACTTGACAGCAGTAACGACAACGTGGTAAGACTAGCAGTAGATAATGAATGGCCTGTTGATAGGGCAGATGACTAATGAAGATAACACCAGTACATAAAGCAGTGATGCAAGCAAGAAGGAGACAGTCGATGCCTAACTACAAGCACCAGCTAACACGAAACAAGTACGATGATGCCTATGTCATGGGGTATCACAACGGCTATCACGCTGTGAAGTACGACAACCAGTATGACAAGGACACACAAGCCCAGTACTGGATCAAGTTCAAGCATGGCTACACAGCAGGTAAACTAATGCGTGTCAAAGAGGAGAGGGTAGCATGAGTATGGGCTTTAAGACTTGCCCCTACTGTAACAAGGGTGAGGCAGAAGCAGTATACGCTATTGATAATAAGATAGAGTGGTTCTGTATTGAGTGCCTAGCTGAGTGGTCTGAGGATGCTGATGAGTATGAGATCATTACTGCCCAGCAGGAGTGGATGATGCGTTACTATGGAGAAGAGTGATGGTAGTACTACTACTAAGTATCTTTGCAATGATAGCAGCAGTATCTTTGTATGGTATGGCTACTGACTATGAAGCAGTAGTACCCTATCAGTTTGCTTTAATGATCCTAAGCGTTATCGTAGGTAGTGCTATGGGTATACTAAGTATAGTTTAAGGGGGCTTAACCATGAGGGGAACTTTAGAAACTCAGTTATCACTAGAACAAGAGATGATAACAGCAGGTATAGAACGATACCGTAAGGATTTAGACAAGGCTATTGCCAGTAAGTCTGAGTCTCGCACCCAACATGGACAGGTCATTGTATCACGCACTGTTAGTGCTGTTGCAACAGGAGTAAAGGAACTAATAGACAACCCTAAGTCCAACAGGGATATAACTTACGGTCTTATTAAAGACATGAAGGTAGAAGAGGTAGCCTACCTGTCACTGATTACCCTGATAGATGGTATCTCACACAGGCAGGGGCTACTGTACCTAGCACACATCATTGGTGGTGCTATTGAAATGCAGGACAGACTAGACAGGTGGGTAGCAGATGAGGGTGACGTAGCACGTAACACCATCAAGCTGGCACTGAAGAAGTCTAGTAATGCTAGACGCTACGGCCTGACACACAAGATGAACAAGGATGGGTTCAAACATACAGAGTGGAACAAGTCTGACCGTATCCACGTAGGCTGTAGGATGATAGATGTAGTTGTAAGAACTACAGGTCTAGTAGAGTTACAGAAGCAGAGGTCAGGTAAGACTAAGACTACCACAATTGTTAAGGCTACCTCAGAGACTGAGGCATGGATCAATGGCTTTAGGCAGTACACTGAGACAGCAAGGCCACGCTTTGCACCCTGTCTCATAGTACCTAAGGACTGGACAAGCGTAACAGGTGGTGGATACCACAGTGATTACATACCAGAGCTACCGATAGTGAGGCGAAGATGAGTGTAGGTGAACAGTTAAGAAGACTAGAGGACGCTGAGTTAGGTCAGGAATACTCATGCCTTAACGCACTACAGCGTACTGCATGGCAGATCAACAAGCCTGTGCTACAGGTACTGCGTACTGTATGGGATGGTGGACAGCAGTGGGGTAAGCTACCTGCAAAGGATGACCTACCTCTACCCATGTATCCCTTTGACAAAGACCCTAAGGAATTGACTGGGGCAGACAGAGAAGAGTTTGTGCTATGGTCACGACAGCGTAATGCTATCTACTCCCATAACAATCGCACCGTGAGCAAGCGCATACAGGTTGAGCGTACACTGCAAGTAGCTGAAGACTATGCCAAGCATGATGAGTTTTATTATGTATGGCAGAATGACTTCAGGTCACGCAAGTATGCTAGCTGTACCTTCCTCTCTCCTCAGTCAGCAGACTGGAGCAAGTCACTCCTTACATTTAGTAATGGTGTGGCTATCAACAACTGGGATGAGGCACGGTGGTTGTGTATTCATGGTGCTAACCTGTATGGTAACGACAAGATCACACTAGACCAGCGTGAGTCATGGGCATGGGACAAGTCAGATGAGTTCGTCCGTATTGCTGAGAACCCTTACGATAATCTGCTGTGGCTTGAGGCTGACAAGCCTTACCAATTCCTAGCATGGTGCTTTGAGTTCGCACAGCTAGTACGTCAGGGCTGGGGTTACATCTCAACCCTACCTGTGTCAGCAGATGGCAGTTGTAATGGATTACAGCACCTCTCAGCCATCCTAAGGGATGAGCGTGGGGGTAGGGCTACCAATCTACTACCTGCCGCACAGCCTCAGGATATCTACACTGAGGTAGCAATGGAAGCTATGGCACGTGTGATGAACGAGGACACAGAGTTATCACGCCAGTGGAAGAGGTTTGGTGTCTCTCGTAAGCTAACCAAGAGGCCAGTGATGATCGTACCATACTCAGGTACTAAGCACTCATGTAGAGCCTACATCCAAGAGGCTATGGAAGAACAGATCAACGATACAGGTGACAATCCCTTTGGTGAAGACCTGTTCCCTGCAAGTGTATACCTTGCTAACTATGTATGGGATGCTATCAGTAATGTAATCGTTGCAGCCAGCAGGGTGATGGACTATATCAAATCAGTAGGAGATGTATATGCTGACGTAAACAAACACATGGAGTGGGTCACACCCACAGGCTGGCTAGTGTTACAGTCATACAATAACACAACAACCAAACGCATCAAGACACACATCAATGGCGAGATCGTCAAGCTTAACATGCTTGAGGAACAGTCAACAGTATCACGCAGACGTACAGGTTCAGGCAGTAGCCCTAACTTCATCCACTCTCTGGATGCAGCAGCTATGACCAAGACCATCAATGCCTGTGTGAACCGTGGCATCCTAGACTTTGCTATGGTACATGATAGCTATGGCACACACAGTAGCCTGATGCCTATGATGTCTGACCTTATACGTCAGGAGTTTGTTAGGATGTACGAGCAGCATGATGTGTTGACTGAGTTAAGAGATCATGCTATACAAACTTTAGGTACAGAGGATGTCCCTCTGCCACCAGCACTAGGTGACTTAGACATACGCAGGGTACTACAGTCTGAATACTTCTTTGCTTAGTCTAAAGTTCCCCTATTGCCATTTAACCGAAAGCTTAAGGAGCTTACATATATGGAAACGAAACACATGAAGATACAAGGTTCAGCAATGTGGGCAAAAGTAATGGAGCCTGATACAAAGTTTGTACCTGAAGGACAGTACACTATCAAGGTAGTGATGCCTGTCACAGAAGCAGCAGAATTGTGTGAACAACTAGACAGCTACGCAACCCAGAAGCTAGCTGAAGTTGTCAAGGAACAGCCGAAACTTAAAGCTGTCCTGTCCACTACTCCAGCCTACACCACTGAGTACGATGACGATGGTAACGATACTGGTAACGTCACGTTCAACTGTAAACTCAAGGCAGTACAGGTACTGCGTGATGGAACCAAACGAGTACAGAAACCCTTTGTCTGTGACTCAAAGGTTAAGCCTATCAACCCTGACACTCTAATCGGTAACGGTTCTAAGGTGATTGTTAAAGTTCAGCCTAACCCTTACATGATGCCAGCCACTAAGACTGTTGGTGTATCCCTAAAAATGTTAGGTGTGCAGGTCATTGACTTAGTAGAGTATGGTATGCCTACCACTAACCTCTTTGATGAAGAGGATGGTTACATTACCCAAGCAGTAGTGAAGGATGATAACCAAGAGATGTTCAATGATGTAGATGATACCACTGATGCTAAAGACCAAGGGGACTTTTGAGGCAAGGGTCATCGAAGACCTTAACGAGCGTGGCGTTTCATACCAGTACGAGCCAGACAAGATGGCCTACTATGTGGAACGTCACTACATCCCTGACTTAGCAGTAGGTAGTATGATCGTAGAGCTTAAGGGTTATCTTAGACAGGATAGCCAACGCAAGATGAAGTCAATCAAGGCACAGTATCCCGACTTGGATATCCGCTTTGTATTTCAGAAGGCAAGCTCTACCATACAGGGTGCTAAGAAAAGAAAGGATGGGTCTAAGATGACCTGTGGTGAGTGGGCAGACCGACAAGGGTTTGTCTGGGCAGAGGGTACAATACCAGAGGAGTGGTTGTAATGAGTGTCATTGACACAGTAGAAGAGATTGTATCTGAGGTTGATCTACAGGCTGAGTTCACTAAGAATGGCCTGAGCTTCTCAGTATACATGGATGACTTGGAGTTTCACGAAGCAGTAGACTATGATGACATGGCTTATGCGATGTGCCATGATGCTGATAAGTATCCTGATCCTGAACTATCTAGGATTGCAGATGGGTTACGCATGATGTCTACAATCTTAGAGGAAGAGTTGGATGCAAGAGGATAGTGAGTTCATCAGGCATGAAGCCTGTCCTCACTGTGGTAGTAGTGATGCCAATGCTTTATACAGCAACGGTAATCACTACTGCTTCTCTTGTCAGACACTAACCCCTGCTGATGGGCAGGAGATACAGGAGATGGTAATGCCGAAAGCAAATGCTAACTTCCTAGAGGTCACGCCCCAAGCTTTCGGTAAGCGTAGGATCAGCGAGGCTACATCTAAACACTGGAAGTATGGTGTGTCTGAGTATCATGGTAGTAAGGTACAAGTAGCCAACTACTATGACGATCACGGTACACTACAGGCACAGAAGGTACGCTTTCCCAACAAGGACTTCACCGTTATCGGTGACTTAAAGAAGGCTGGCCTGTATGGTCAGAACCTATGCCGTGATGGTGGTAAGATGATTACTATTGTCGAGGGTGAGCTTGATGCCCTGTCACTTAGCCAAGCCTTTGGTAACAAGTGGCCTGTCGTTAGCATACCCTCAGGCATAGACAGTGCTAAGAGAGCTATTGGACGTTCAATTGAATGGCTTAGTAAGTACGACAGCATCATCCTTATGTTTGATAATGATGAGGTAGGTCAGGCTGCTGCACTTGATGTAGCTTCTATCCTTCCACCCAACAAGGCTAAGATTGCCAAGCTTCCCCTCAAGGATGCTAGTGATATGCTACAGGCTGGACGGACAGAGGAACTAATCAATGCAGTGTGGGGTGCTAAGACATTCCGGCCTGATGGCATTGTGTCAGGCACAGACCTGTGGGATGTGGTTACATCAGTAGATGAACGTGCCTCTATCCCATACCCATACACTGGACTCAATGAGAAGGTGGGTGGTTGCCGTAAGGGTGAGATCGTTACCCTGACAGCAGGATCAGGCATTGGAAAGTCTCAGCTAGCACGTGAGCTAGCACACAGTCTCATTAAGAATGGTGAGACAGTAGGCTACATAGCACTAGAGGAGAACGTAAAGCGTACTGCACTAGGGCTTATGTCTATTGAGATGAACAGGTTGCTACACCTACAGAGTAACGAGGATGTATCAACAGAAGAGATGAAGGAAGCCTTTGATGCTACCGTAGGTTCAGGCAGGGTGTACCTGTATGACCACTGGGGCAGCACCGACAGCGACAACCTACTATCTAAGATACGTTATCTTGTACGTGGTTGTGGTTGTAACTTCATTGTCCTAGACCACATCAGTATTGTGGTGTCAGGACTAGAGGGTGGTGATGAAAGGCGTATCATTGACAACACCATGACTAAGCTACGTGGTTTAGTTGAGGAGTTGAACTGTGGTATGATCCTGATCTCACACCTCAAGCGTCCATCAGGTGACAGAGGACATGAGGATGGCGCACAGACATCACTTGCCCAGCTACGTGGTAGTGCTGCTATCGGTCAGCTATCCGATATCGTGATTGGATTAGAACGTAACCAGCAGGACAAGGACAACTCTAACATCAGTGATGTCAGGGTGTTAAAGAACAGATGGTCAGGAGATACAGGCATAGCCTGTCACTTGTCCTATTCAGCAGATACAGGAAGGATGACTGAGACATACTGGGACGATGAGGATGAGGTAGAGATAGACTTTTAACTAGTGCGGAGACACGGTATGAAATACATATGGGATATAGAAGCAGACAACTTACTTGATGAAGTAACACAGGTATGGTGTCATGTCTTCAGAGATGTAGACACTGATGAGGTACACACCTTTGACCCAACACAGACGCAGGAAGCCTTGGACTTTATGGACAAAGCAAAGACACTCATTGGTCATAATGTTACTGACTATGACCTTGCGTGTGATAAAGAAACTACATGGCTACACCTACAAGGGTGAGGTCATTGATACGTTGGTATACTCTAGAACAGTATGGCCTGATGTAAAAGAGATTGACTTCAAGTTAAACAAGAAGGGTAACTTCCCTCAGAAACCTAATAGGCAGTCACTCACTTAAGGCATGGGGCTACAGACTAGGAGAATTAAAAGGTGATTACAATAGTGGCAGCGAGAGCTTTGCAGCATATACCCCTGAGATGCTCGACTACTGCATCCAAGACACAGCAGTTACAAACAAACTGTATCGTAAAATTATGGAGAAAAATTTTAGCCAATTGGCACTAGACCTAGAAGCTGAAATCCATACCCTACTACTACAACAACAAGAGCATGGCTTTGACTTCAATGTACAGGAAGCTCAGGCTCTTTACAGTAGGCTAGCACAACGTAGGTCTGACATTGAGGATGAGTTAGTCAGTACCTTTGAACCTACTATCATTGAGTTAAAGACTAAGACAAAGACTATCCCATTCAACCCAGCATCACGTATGCAGATTGCAGACAGACTAATGAAGCGTGGTTGGAAACCCAAAGCGTTCACTGACAGTGGTGAGCCTAAGGTAGATGAGACTGTCCTATCTGGTATTGACATGCCAGAGGCTAGACTACTACAGGAATATCTACTACTCAACAAACGCATAGGCCAACTAGCTACAGGCAAACAGGCATGGCTGAAGATGGAGAAGGGTGGAAAGATTCATGGACGTGTCAATCATATGGGTGCTGTCACCTCTCGTTGTACTCATTCCAATCCTAACACAGCGCAGATACCAAGTGTGGGTGCGCCATATGGCAAGGAGTGTAGAGAACTATTCATCTCTCCTAGCGGGTATAGTCTACTTGGTGCTGATGCTAGCGGTCTTGAGCTACGTTGTCTTGCTCATTATATGGCTGCTTATGACGATGGATCGTATGCTGATGTGGTCTTGAATGGTGACATTCATACTGCTAACCAGAAGGCTGCTGGTCTTGAGTCACGTAATCAGGCTAAGACATTCATCTATGGATTTCTTTATGGTTCAGGTGATGAGAAGACAGGCAAGATCATAGGCAAGGGTGCGAAGGAAGGTAAGGCAATCAAGCAGAAGTTCTTGAAGAAACTACCAGCCCTCAAGTATCTTAAGGATGCAGTATCTAAGGCTGCTGATGAACGAGGCTGGGTCAAGGGATTGGATGGACGTATCATTCCTATCCGACACAGCCACGCTGCACTGAACACTCTACTACAGAGTGCTGGTGCTATAATCTGTAAGACATGGTATGTGTTTATCTCACGTGCCATTAAGAAAGCCAAGCTGGACGCACAGATTGTAGCGTTCATCCATGATGAAGTTCAAGTAGTAGTAAAGAAGGGACAGGAAGATGAGACAGGGCGAGTTATTCTTGAGTGTATGCGGGACGTTGAAAGACACTTCAACTTCAGATGTAGACTCGACAGTGAGTACAAGTACGGAAGCAACTGGGCAGACACCCACTAATCCAAAGACAGGTAAACCTTTTTTCTATAAGGATAATCCAGAAGCAGTACGTAAACGTGATGCTAATAGAATGTATGTTAATGGTAAAGAAGTTTCCAAGAAGCACCCACTACATAAAGCTGGTAGGTATAAATCTTGGGATGACGTACACAGTCATAACTTAATTAACACTGTTAAAGAAGGTAGTGTTTATATCATTACTAATAGTGCTTGGCCTGAGTGGGTAAAGATAGGCATGGCTCTTGATGCAGAAGATAGACTAAACGGTTATCAGACTAGTAGTCCAATGCGTGATTACAAGCTGATGTATTCTGTATCTACTAATGACAGACGTAAGACTGAGGCTGCTGCACACAAGGCTGCTGAGAAGATAGCTGAACGTAGGGGTGAATGGTTTAAGATGTCTGTTGGTCAGGCAAAGGAGTGTATCCAGAATGGACTTTGATTTTGTATGGAAGCTAATACTAACCTGCTCGTTTATGAGTGTAAGTATTTGTCTAAGCATTAAGTGGATTGTTGAGGCATACCTAGACTACATTCAGGTACAGACAGGGCTACATATCCTAAGGAAACATGAAAGAAAAGAGGAGATAGATGATGACCCTACTGCTTATTGATGGTGACATCATAGCTTACAAGGCTGCTGCATCTGCTGAGACACCCATCAATTGGGGTGATGGTCTGTGGTCACTACATGCCTTTGAGCCTGATGTTGAGGCACGACTAGAGGATCAGATACACAAGTTAATGGATGCTCCTGCTCAGGATTGTATCATTACACTAAGTGATAAGGCTAACTTCCGTAAGAATGTAGCACCCTACTACAAGGCTAATCGTAAGGATACACGTAAGCCTATGCTACTTGGCTGGGCTAGGGAATATCTTACATCTAAATACAATACAATAATGTACAGGAACTTGGAGGCTGATGATGTTCTTGGAATACTGGCTACTAAAAATCCAGATACTATTATCTGGTCTGAAGACAAAGACCTACTCACTATACCAGCAAAGCATTGGATTAACGGTGAACTGGCTACAATCACTGAAGAAGAAGCTAACTACAATTTCCTTTTCCAAACTCTGGTTGGGGACAGTACAGATAACTACAGCGGCTGTCCAACTGTTGGCCCCAAGACTGCTAATAAACTTTTATCATCTGGTTGTACGTGGGATACGGTGGTTGCTGCGTTTAAGAGTAAAGGTTTATCTGAAGACGTAGCACTAGAGAACGCAAGGCTAGCACGTATCCTACGTGATGGTGAGTACAACACAGAGACAGGAGAAGTAAAGCTATGGCAACCACCTTTGGCATCCCTCTAGGGCATGAAGAATACATGAAAGCTAAAGCAGCAGAGTTAGATAATAAAGATAGAGACATGGTAAACAGTCCTGCTCACTATGCAGAGGGTGAGATCGAAACCATTGATTACATAGTAGATGTACTAGGTGAGTATGAAGCTATTAGTTACTGTCATGGTAATCTTCTCAAGTATACAGGTTCACGCTTGTGGAAGAAGGGTAATCCTATTGAAGACGCTGAGAAAGCTGCATGGTATCTGGATAAGATGATTGAACTAATGAAGAAAACTAAAGGAGTGAACTGGTAATGATGAACTTCTATGAGTACCAGATAGGTGCGTTAAAGACAGCCGTGTACCCTAAGAAGTATGCTGTATCCTATGCAGCCTTAGGTCTTGCTGAAGAGGCAGGTGAGGTAGCAGGTAAGATTGCTAAGATGATGCGTGATGAGATACCAATGCAGGATCAGAAGCAAGCTATTGCAGCAGAGATGGGTGACGTACTATGGATGCTGGCTGCACTAGCACATGACTGTGGCCTGTCGTTGCAAACTATTGCAGAGATGAACATAGAGAAACTAAAGAAACGGCAGCAAAATAATACACTACATGGAGAGGGTGACAACCGATGAGAAGCAATTATCTACCAACAGACTACCAGACTTTCATTGCTACTAGTCGGTATGCACGATGGCTTGAGGAAGAAAATAGGCGAGAGACATGGCCTGAGACAGTGCAGCGATACATCAACTACATTGCTACTACTGGTCTACCAGCTAAAGACTTAGAAGAGATTGAAGAAGCTATCATCAGCCTTGAGGTCATGCCTTCTATGAGGGCGTTGATGACAGCAGGTGTAGCAGCAGACCGTGACAACACCTGCATCTACAACTGTAGCTACTTACCAGTAGATCACATCCGTGCCTTTGATGAGGCTATGTTTATCCTACTGTGTGGTACAGGTGTAGGCTTCTCAGTAGAGCGTCAGTCTATTGCAAAACTACCTGAAGTACCTGATGCACTAGACATGAGTGATGATGTCATTGCAGTTAAGGACAGCAAGGAAGGCTGGGCTAGGGCTTTGCATAAGCTACTGTCACACCTCTACTCAGGTGACATCCCTAAGTGGGACTTGTCTGCTATCCGTCCAGCAGGTGCTAGGCTCAAGACCTTTGGTGGTAGAGCTAGTGGGCCTGAGCCTCTTGATGACTTGTTCAAGTTTGTTGTGGCTAAGTTCAAGGGTGCAGCAGGACGTAAGCTAACTAGCATTGAGTGCCACGACATCATGTGTAAGATTGGTGAGGTAGTAGTAGTTGGTGGTGTACGTAGATCAGCAATGATTAGCCTGTCTAACCTTAGTGATGGACGTATGGCACATGCCAAGTCTGGTAGCTGGTGGGAGAACGAGGGTCAACGTGCGTTGGCTAACAACTCTGTAGCCTACACAGACAAGCCTGACATGGAAGGGTTTATGCGTGAGTGGTTATCCCTAGTAGAGTCTAAGTCTGGTGAGCGTGGTATTTTCTCTCGTATAGCAGCCGACAAGCACGTAGAAATGAATGGACGTAGAGAGACAGGACATGAGTGGGGAACCAACCCTTGTTCTGAGATTATCTTGAGGCCATATCAATTCTGTAATCTAACAGAGGTTGTTGTTAGGCAGGGTGATGACTTAGAAAACTTACGCCGTAAGGTTCGACTGGCTACCATCCTTGGTACAGCACAGTCTACCTTTACTAAGATGCCATACTTGCGTAAGATTTGGCAGAAAAATACAGAAGAAGAACGTCTGCTTGGTGTATCACTAACAGGTATCATGGATAACTACTTACTATCTAAGACTGTTGATAGTAAAAAATGGTTGAAAGAGTTGAAGGCACAGGCCATTGATGTCAACCGTATCTATGCTGACAAGCTTGGAGTACCTGCTTCTGCTGCTATCACCTGTGTTAAACCATCTGGTACTGTGTCGCAGCTAACTGATACTGCTTCTGGTATTCATGCAAGGCATAGTGAGTACTACATTCGTACTGTGCGGGGTGACAACAAAGACCCACTAACACAGTTTATGAAGGACAGTGGTATCCCTGCTGAACCATGCGTTATGAAGCCAGACTCTACTACAGTGTTCAGCTTCCCTACCAAGTCACCGTCAGGTGCTGTCACTCGTAACGATATGACTGCGCTACAGCAGTTAGAACTATGGAAAAACTACGCACTACACTGGTGTGAACACAAACCATCTGTGACTATCACAGTCAAGGATGCAGAGTGGATGGCAGTGGGTGCATGGGTCTACGAGAACTTTGACATATGTTCAGGTATCTCATTCCTACCCCACAGTGACCACAGTTACGCACAGGCTCCCTATCAAGAGATTGACAAGGAACAGTACAAAGAACTTAAGAAGCAGATGCCTGAGTCTATTGACTGGGCTGCTCTATCCCTGTATGAGAAGGAAGATACTACATCTGGTAGTCAGACACTAGCCTGTACAGCAGGTGCATGTGAGTTGGTAGATATCTAAAGTACCCCTATTAGCGAAAGTTTGATAAATGAAAGTATTAGGTAATGATTTCAACATCACTGACGGACTATTAAATACGTTATTAGAACTGTATCCAAACAAACTTCCGCATAATCAAATTACCCCTGAGGAGCTTGGGTTCCTTAGGGGGCAACAGTCCGTGATACAGAAACTAGTTGAATTACAAAACCAAGATTATGAGGAATTTTAGATATGGGTGGAATGTTCAGACCTAAAATGCCAGCACCCCCACCACAGGTAGCACGTCCAGTTACAGCAGTACAGAAGACACCTGACTTGGAGATGGCTGACGAAGAAACCCCAGCAATGGGTATTAAGAAGAAGCAAAAGGGTAAGAAACAACTAAAAGTTACAACTGATACATCCTTACAAACAGGTAGTACTGGTTCAGGATTACAGATAGGGCAGGGATCATAACATGGGTGCTGTAAAAAAACCAATTAAAAAAATTGCACGTGCTGTAAAGAAGCAAGTTAAGAAAGCAAGTTATGCTGTACAGGGTGGTAAAGCAAAAGCACGTGGTACACCTAGTAAACCTGCTTCAGTTACTGCTGCACCATCTACAGCCGCAGCTAAACAACAAGAAGAAGAAGTAGCGACTACAGTAGAAACAGGTGCAGGTGTACAACGCCGCAGACGTAGGGGCAAGAAGGCTCTCGTTTTAGGTCAGGGTTCAGCACAGGTAGCTGGTGCTTCTGGTGGTACTGGTTTAAATATACCTAAGACTTAAGATCACAAGTGTTGATTATGAGGTACAATAAATGGAACAAGATGTAGGTACAGTAGCTAAACGCTACAGCCAACTAAATGGAGAGAGAGATACTTTCCTAGAAAGAGGCCGTGAGGCGGCGAGGCTTACTATTCCTACTCTTTTGCCTGAAGAGGGTCATAGTAGTTCATCTATCTATGCGACACCATATCAGGGCATTGGAGCGAGGGGTGTAAACAACCTTGCATCTAAGCTTCTTCTCGCCCTACTACCACCTAACAGTCCATTCTTCAGGCTGACTATTGATGACTTTGATCTACAACAGATCGCAGGTGATAACCGTGGTCAGGTAGAAGAAGGTCTAGCACGTATTGAACGTGCGGCAATGCAAGAGATTGAAGGTAAGTCAATTCGTGTACCCACCTTTGAGGCACTAAAGCTGCTTATCGTTACTGGTAATGCGCTGGTATATATGCCAAAGGAAGGCGGGATGAAAGTATTTAGACCAGACCGTTATGTTGTTAAGCGTGACGCAATGGGCAAGGTACTAGAAATTATTACCAAAGAGACTATGGCTCCTCAGACACTACCTGATGAGGTACGTGAACAACTACCACCATCAGAAACACCAGTTAAGAGCCATGATCTATATACAAGAGTGACTCGCACACCCAAAGGCTTTGAGGTTATCCAAGAAGTATCTGGGATATTGCTTGAGTCTACTAAGGGTATGTTTAAGGAAGATCAAAACCCCTTCATCCCACTACGGTTTATTCGTATTGATGGTGAGGACTATGGGCGTGGCTTCATTGAGGAATACATTGGTGACCTACGCAGCCTAGAAGCTTTGACTAAAGCTATCGTACAGGGCAGCGCAGCCTCAGCAAAGGTATTGTTCCTTGTACGTCCTAACGGTACTACAAAGACTAAAGACCTTTCTGCTGCACCTAACGGTGCGTTCCTACAGGGTGACAGTAATGATGTGTCTACCCTACAGGTACAGAAGGGTGGTGACTTCCGTGTAGCCCTTGAGACTATGCAGATGATTAACGACAGACTTGGTGCTGCCTTCCTACTTAACTCCTCTGTACAACGAGCAGCAGAGCGTGTTACAGCAGAAGAAGTACGCTTCATGGCGCAGGAACTAGAGACAGCCCTTGGTGGTGTATACTCTATTCTGTCTCAGGAGTTCCAGCTACCCTTGATTAATCTACTTCTTAACTTGCTTCAGAAGCAGGGTAAGATGCCTAAGATGCCTAAGGATAGTGTCAAGCCTACAGTAGTAACAGGTATTGAAGGCACTAGGCCGTGGGCAAGACTTGAACAAACTAGCTTCATTCTTACAGTATCTTCAGCCACTAGGCCCAGAAGTTATTGCTAATGAAATGAACCTAGGTGACTACATTGATAGACTAGCTGCATCACTTGGTATTGATACCTCTGGACTTATTAAGTCAGAAGAACAGAAGGCTCAGGAACAGATGATGCAACAGCAAATGATGCAACAACAGATGCTGGAACAGGCGGGGGCAGGTGCATTGCAGAAAGCAGCACCAGCAATTGCGGGAGCAGTTGACCCAGAACAAGTACAACAAGCTATGGAGCAAATGAGTTAAATGGCTGAAACCGTAAACACTTATCAAGAACCTGCTGCTGAATCTCAGGAGCATGTAAACGAAATGTTAGCTAAGGTAGAGGGAACTCAACAAGACCCTGAACGTCCTGAGTGGCTACCTGAGAAATTCAAATCAGTTGAGGAAATGGCTAAAGCATACTCTGCATTAGAGGGTAAGCTAGGCCAGCCTCAGCAGGAAGAACAAGAAGAAGTTGATGAAGACGTAACAAACCAGAGTGCCTCTGAAGTATCAGAGGTTCTTGGTGCTAACGGCATTGACTTTGATGTACTACAGCAAGAGTACGCAGAACTAGGTGGACTGTCTGAGGATGCTTATGCAGCCTTGGAAGAAGCTGGGTTCCCTGAAGCTGTAGTAGATCAGTGGATTGCTGGGCAAGAAGCTATGTCCCAACAAGTACAATCTGAAATGCACTCCCTAGTAGGGGGTTCAGAACAGTATCAAGAACTAGTAGGCTGGGCAGCAGATGCTCTACCTGACAATGAGATTGATGCTTTTAATGCAACAATGGAAACGCAAGACCCTAATATGATTAGGCTTGCTATTCAAGGTCTTAATGCACGGTATCGTTCTGAGGCTGCCCCTAACCTTATTGAAGGTAGCACAGGCGCAGTATCCACAGGCGGGAAGTTCTCTAGTAATGCAGAATTAACTGCTGCTATGGGTGACCCTAGATACGCTAAAGACCCCGCCTACAGGCAAGCAGTCGCTGATAAGTTGGCACGGTCTAGTCTGTTCTAACATTGTTGCATGGGGTTGGGGGATATATTGCTTCCCCCTTCCTTCTAGTTACATTACGGTGTGCCTAGAAGGGATCACATCCCAAGACCTTACAGGAATGTGCAATCCGCACTGTAGGGTGTAGAAAGGATTGTTAACTCTAACTAACACGAAGCTAAACATAACAAACGATTACCCCTGACCCCTTGCGAGGGACAATCTTGGAGAAAGGATGTAGTGTAATGCAGAGTGTATTTCAACTCAACATTATACTCACTAAGGAGTAATTTAAAATGGCATCAGCCGCTTCAAATCCGGCCTATAGCGTAAGCTTCCAAGGCCAAAATAATAATACAGGTGATGTACGTGACCTGTTTCTCAAGCTGTATGCAGGGGAAGTCCTAACAGCCTATGAGGAAAAGAAAGTCCTTATGGACAAGGTACGTACTCGTACAATCTCTAAAGGTAAGTCTGCTTCATTCCCAATGACAGGCCGTGCAACTGCTGAATACTTGACCCCCGGAAACGAAATCACAGGCGGGGCTATTCGTGCAGGTGAGCGTATCGTAACAATTGACGATTTGCTTATCTCAAGCCAGTTCATTGCTAACATTGACGAAGCTATTAACCACTACGATGTACGCTCAATCTACTCTAAGGAAGCTGGTATTGCACTAGCTAACGAAGCAGATCGAAACGTAGCACGTATGCTTGTTAAGGCTGCACTATCAACTAACGCAACAGCCGCTGCTGGTCTTATCCAAGACTACAAGGCTTTCACTGAAGAAGACTTCACTGGTAACGTCACTGTTGGTACAGCTACTGCTGACCTACTTGACCCTGCAAAGCTGGCTAAGGCTATCTTTGATGCCAAGAAGACTATGGACATTGCTAATGTTCCTTCAGAAAACGCAGTTGTTGTTCTTCCACCAGCACAGTACTATGCACTGATGGATGTGACTGATGGTTCTAAGCTGACCTACATGAACCGTGACTTTGGTGGTAATGGTTCTGTTGCTTCAGGTATGGTTCCAGCTATTGCAGGTATTCCTGTAATTATGTCTAACCATGCTGACGTATCTGCTTTGTACAAGAACTTTACAACAGGTAATGCTGATGAAGGTAAGACAGCAGACAACGCACCGCTGGCAAACACTGCTGGTTCAGGCCGCACAACACACTATGACCTTCCGACTGCTGCTGTAGACGGACGCGACATGGTGGCAGAAGCTTCTCTGATTAAAGGCTTTGTCTTTACACCAGAAGCTGTAGCTACTGTTAAGTTGCTTGACCTTGGTATGGAGTCTGAGTATCAGATTAACCGTCAGGGTACATTGATGGTTGCTAAGTACGCAATGGGACATAACGTCCTGCGTCCTGCTTCATGTATTGCATTGATTGATGCAAACGCTTAAATAAACTTGGGGGTAGCTTAACGGCTACTCCCTTTTTTCTTTGGAGAATGATATGCCAAATGTAGCAGGTAAAGAATACAAGTATACTAAGAAGGGTATGGCACAGGCTAAGGCTGCGGCTAAAAAGACTGGTGCTACCATGAAGTATAAGAAGAAAAAGCCATGAGTACAGGTGTAGCTTTATCAATAAAGAAGGGTGAAAAACTTTCTACCAAACAAGGCGCAGGACTTACTGCAAAAGGTAGAGCTAAGTATAACAAGGCAACAGGTTCTAAGCTAAAAGCACCCGCACCTAACCCAAAATCAGATAAAGAACAGGGACGTAAAAATTCCTTCTGTGGGCGTATGAACGGTGTACGTAAAAGAGCTAAAAATAATGACAGGGCAATAGCATCAATGAAACGATGGAACTGTCCACAGGTATCATAGGTAAACAACATGGCAGGAACAACACAATTAGATGCAGTCAACATTATGCTTTCTGCCATTGGCGAAGCACCAGTTAGTAGTCTCTCCTCTGGCTTGATTGAAGCAGAGATTGCAGAGACTATCCTTAACACAGTTGACAAAGAAGTACAGTCTATGGGCTGGCACTTTAACACAGAATTAAACAAGAGTTTCCCTAAAGATACTAATGGTGAGATTATTCTCCCCGCTGACATTCTTAGAGCAGACTCAACACTAAAAGCCAATGCGCCTAATCTAGTGCAGCGTGGCCTTAAAATGTACGATAGGACTAATCATACCTTTAATGTAGGTACTGATGCAGCCCTTGATGTTGTAGTACAATTAGTCTTCAGCGATGTACCAGAAGTAGCAAAGCGTTACATTGTACTACGTGCTACTCGCATCTTCCAAGACCGTGTAGTAGGATCAGATAGCCTACACTCATACCATCAGGAAGATGAGAACCGTGCCTTTATTGAGTTGCGGGACTTTGATAAAGCAGCAGATGACCACAACATCTTTGACAACTATGACACCTTTAGTATTATTGATAGGCAGGGACGGAGAACAATCTAATGGCACTCATCAGTCAATCAATCCCAAACCTTATTAACGGTGTATCACAGCAGCCACCCTCACTACGCCTAAATACTCAGGCTGAGTTACAAGAGAATGGGCTGTCCAGTGTTGTATCAGGTTTGTCTAAACGCCCAAGTTCACAGCATGTTGCTGACTTAGGAGTTATTTCAAACCTAGACAAAGCGTTTATCCACACTATCCGTAGGGATGAGAATGAGTTTTACTCTATGGTTGTGGATACTGCTGGTACTATTAGGGTGTTTGACAAAGATGGTGTAGCTAAGACTGTTACCAATAATGCTGCGTCCTACCTATCAGGATTAACAAACCCTAATGAAGAACTAGCTGCTGTCTCAATTGCTGACGCAACTTTTATTATTAATAAGAATACTACAGTAGCTAAAGCAGCTACGGTATCCCCAACACGTAATCCAGAAGCATTGGTATATGTAAAGAACGCTGACTATGCTTCTACATATCGCTTAAAATTAACGAAGGGTGGCAGTACAAGTACGGTACAATTTGCTACTAAGTCTAGTACACAAGCTTCTACAGCACTAACACAGAACGCAGAACGTGGCGCATCAACAGACTTGATTGCGCTATATTTAAATACATTTTCTGGCAGTGTTGTTAGTACTACTTACTATGATGGTATTACCAACGCATCAGCAGTATCAGGTTTAACATTGACAAGATATGGCTCTGTTATACACGTCCAGTCTACCGATGCTACAGACTTTGTAGTAGAGGTGGGTGACTCTCATGGTGGAGATCATCTTAAAGTATTTAAGGGTGAGACACCTGACTTTAAACAGCTTCCTGTAGAGGGGCCAAACGATTTTGTTATTGGTGTCTCAGGTGACAACTCAAAGGCACAGGATGACTACTATGTTAAGTTTAGTAACGGTGTCTGGAAAGAAACAGTAGAGCCTAATATTGAAATTGCACTAGACCCTGCTACTCTACCTCATAAACTTTCTAAACTTGTCAACGGAAACTTTGAATTTAATCCTGCTGCGTTTGCAGATAGAAAAGTAGGAGATGATGACACTAACCCATTCCCTTCATTTGTAGGGTTTAAGTTAGCAGATATTTTCTTCCATAAGAATAGACTTGGAGTACTAGCTGACGAGAATGTCATATTTAGTAGTGCTGGTGAGTTTCTTAACTTTGACTTCTTCCGCAAGTCAACGCTAACCATTATTGATAGTGACCCCATTGATGTGGCAGTGTCCTCTAATAAGGTTAGTATTCTTAAACACGCAGTACCGTTTAACGAAGCACTGCTGCTCTTCTCTGATTTAACTCAGTTTAAGGTAACAGGTGATCCTGTACTAACTCCTGAGACTGTTGACGTATCTAATACTACAGAGTTTGAAACAAGCCTACGAGCTAGACCAGCAGCAGCGGGTAAGTATGTTTACTTTGCCTCTAAGCGTGGTGCGTGGTCAGGTATGTGGGAGTACTTTGTAGATAGTGACACTGATACAAATGATGCTACAGAGATTAGCTCACATATTCCTGAGTATCTTAACGGTGAGATTATTAATATTCAAGCCTCATCAAATGAGGATATGATACTAGCACAAACCGACAATGATCCTACAGCCATATACGTGTATAGATACTACTGGTCTGGCAGAGAAAAGCTACAGGCTTCTTGGTCACGTTGGGTATTTAATGGTGATGTAGTAGGCATGTCTTTTAATCGTGCTGATATCTATATCCTAATTAAACGAGGTACAAACCTATTTCTAGAACGTATTAATCTATCAGTAGATGAAGCTACTACTTACACTACAGGCAGCTTTTCTATACACTTAGATAGACGTGTTAGGTTGGAAACAGGTGGACTTACTGCTATACCTTATGTAGATGCTAATACAATCTACATTGACCAAACAGGTAAAATCATTACTCTTGCACAAGTAGCAGCTAAACTAGCTAACTCTGAAAAGGTATTTGCGGGTATCCCCTTTACTTTTAAGTATGAGTTTTCTGAACCAGTAATTAAGCAAGACAACAAAGCTATAACAACAGGACATTTACAGCTTAGAAATTATGCTGTGGTCTTCAATAAGACAGGCTTCTTTAATGTAATACTAAGACCCCTAAAACGTACAGCCTACACACGTACTTTTACAGGGCGTGTAGTTGGCAGTGCTGCTAATATTCTTAACTCAGCCGCTATTGAGTCTGGAACATATCGTTTTGGAGTTATTGGTAACGCTAGTGAAACCTCAGTAACACTTGAAAGTGATAGTCACTTACCCTGTGTATTCCAATCAGCAGAATGGGAAGGTTTCTTCCAACTACGTTCAAGGAGAATGTAATGAAGGTTTATGTGAGAGCAAGTACTCAGTCTGATGTAGATCATCTGGCAACAAACTTAAGACCAGAAGACACTGAAGAAGTACTTGCTTCACATGGCGATGTTAAGGAAGCTCTACAGCAGGGATTGGATGAGTCAGAGGAGTGCTGGACTATAGTTGTAAAAGAAACAGGTGAGATTGCTGGTATCTATGGTGTCGTAGGTTTAGATAACCTAACAGGCATACCGTGGTTGCTTACAGCACCGCCTATAACTAAAGTCTGGCTACCCTTTCTTAGAGGTTCTCTCAAATGGGTAAAAGAAACAAATAAGAAATATCCCATCCTAACTAATGCCTGTGATGCTGATTATAGTGTAGCTATTAACTGGTTAAAGTTTGTAGGATTTACGTTTATTCAAAGGCATGAAACTTGGGGTGTAGGAAACAAACCCTTTTTAGAATTTGTGAGGATACAAGATGTGTGACCCAGTTACTATGGCTGTGCTTACAGTAGCACAAGGGGCTGCTCAATACCAAGAAGGTGTAGCACAAGCACAAGCACAACAATCAAGATTTGATGCTAACCGCTTGGCTGCTAACGAAGCTAGAGATTTAAAAGTACAGACCCTTAACCAGAGAGCTACTCAAGAAGCAGAAGCTGCCTCTGAAGAGAAGCTAGCCTTAAGCATTAAAGCTATGGAAGGCAGGGGTGCTGCTCTGGTTGCTCAGGGTGAGTCAGGTCTTACTGGTAATAGTATGGACTTACTACTACAGGATTACGAAGCACAGAAGCTACGTGGTGTAACGACAATCAATAGAAACCTTGAGAATGTAGAGAAACAGATTGAGCTTGAAAAGCGTGGTGCATCTGCGGAAGCACAGAATAGAACTAACTCTCTACAACAGGGTGTGATGCCAAACTTCCTAGCTGCGGCTGTAGGAACTGCGGCTAATGCTACGTCTGCATATCAATCAGCTAAAGTAAGTCAACCTGATACTTATAAACCTACATTTAATAAACCGAAAATGGAATACATTAACGCTGAGTCTTACAAAGGCATGGGTTACACACGTGGCAGATAAGGATTAAACAATGGCTAGAAAACAAGTAGAACGGTTGCGGCCTTCTGCAAGGCTACAAGCTGTAGCTCGTCCAGTAGAGACATATGTACGTCCTGCTGAACAACCTGCGCCTAAGACTGGTTTGGGTGAGTTTATTCGTGCTATTGCACCAGCAGCTAAAGACTTGGCTCAGCTTGAAAAGCAGAAACAACTTAAGCTTCAGCGAGAAGCAGAGCAGGGTATTGCCTCTGCACGTACTATGGATGCTAAACTTGGCGTGTCTAGTGCTTTAAGGGCTGCTCAAAAGGATTTTATAAACAACGAACCTGACTATCTAGAAATGTCTGATGAACAGGTAGCTGCAAGACGTGCTGAAATTATGCAGCCCTTCCTTCAGCAAGCCGAAGACTCAGGTGATGACTTACTATTTCAAGCCGTCAAGGGCAACATTGAAATGGGAAACCTTGCGTGGTTTAACAGAGATTATGATCCTGCAAAGTTTAAACATAACTTTACTATTAATATGGGTAAAGTAGGTAATGAAGTTCTTGGGATTACTTCAGATGTTGGTTATATACCACAGACTGAAGAAGACGGTACTATAGAAGAAAACCGTGCTATCCAGAAAAAGAACATTGATGAGGTTGTAAGACAGGCTTCACAAGCCTATGGCTACAATCAAACTATGGTTAATGACTATATTATGGAGAAGGTAATTGCTCCTAATGTAAGAACAGGTGGTAGAAACGCAGCCTATGAGTGGGCAGAGGAGCGTAAGTTCCGTGGTATTCCCCGCTACCAAGCGATGTATAAGACTATAGATAGTGACCTTAGGGCTTATGATAAAGAGTTTAAGAAACAGAATGATAATATTCTTTTTACTCAGCAGTTAAATCAAGGTTTTGAAAACTTTGTCTTTGGTGGTTCTAATAATCAACAGGATTATTTTAGGGGTGAGACATTAACTGGTGCTGGTGGTACTAAACTTGTCATGGATGATGATGAGACAATAGCACGTTTTGAGGCTTATGCAGCCAGCCGTGGCTTAAATCAGGATCAATTTGAAGACTTCTTTAAAAAGAATAATCTTCTTCCTTCTAATATGAAGAACAATATTCAGAATGGTATTTATGCTTTAAACAGTGGTGATATCATTTCTAATCCTACGGATGCAGCTACTGCTGAGTTAGCCTTTAATAGTATATTCAAAGCACAGGCAATGGGTATAGATATTCCTACGTCAGTGGTAGATGCGGATCAATTGAAACGCTTTGAGATAGCTAAGATACTTGCTATGAGAACTGCCACTGTAGGTAGTAAGGATGATGGTACTGTTAATATTGCTAACGCTATGTTCACGGCTCAATCGGCTGACTTAAGTATTGGTGAAACTTTAAGTGCTGCTAATAAAGAGAAACTAGCTAATACTATTAGTACTTTCTTAGGCACTGACCACACTGACACAGGTAATGCTAGAGCTAACATCGAAGAACTTTCGCGTATGACAGGGCTGCTTATGCAATTAGAGGGTGGCTTATCCTTAGAAAACGCAGCTACTATGGCAGCAGAAGCCTTTAAGAAAGATAGTGTAATCTATCAGGCTGCTAATGGTCTGAAGATGTCTTTCCGACAGCTTAACACTGACCCTAATGTTAGTGCGCCTGTAGCACAAAGATTAACAGACCTTTCTAAAGTAATGAGTGATGATCCAGACATAAAGATTATTATGAATGGTGAATTAGGAATGATCGAAAACCCTACTGTTGGTTTTTCTAATGATCGTCTTAAACCTAACGCTGTTAGAGTTGCCATTATGGATGAAAATGGTTTTCCACATATTTCTCTTGGAGTTGTCAAGAAAGATGATTTGCTTAATGACCCACAAATTGTTGCTAAACTTATAGCAAGTAATAAGAACAAGGTTATCCTAGCTAAAAAGAAAGCATTTACTGGCGGCTCTCTAGCCCCAGAGGATGATCCTGTTAATGCTCCTATAAATGTTAGTGCAGCATGGGCTAACAATAACTTAGGTAACTCTGTTACTAGCCTTCCTGATACGTTTAAACCACTAACAGCCCAGCCTATTGTTGTTGATGGTGAGCCTACAGGACAGTACTACTACACAGGTATTACAGCAGATGGTTCTAAACCTACTTATGTATCCACTCAGAGTCCAGAGTACATTAAGCCTGAACCTGTAGAGCCACCTGACGTAGTTGAGGATGAGTCTACGGTAGAAGAACAACAGACTAGCTCGTTAGCTGATGATGCTTTAAACGTGGTAACTAATCTTATTGATAATACCGTTGGAATATCTACAGCTAATGCTACTGCTACTATCATAGATGATGAGGGTTTCTCTTACACTCCTTATGATGACATGGGTAAAGACTCCGTAGGTCATGGGCTTCAAATTGAATCCCTTGAGCCTGATGAAAAAGCTTTAATTAGTGATGTAAACAACGTACAGCCAGAGGAATCTGCTGCTGTTGTAGCACTTAAAGTATCTAAGATTGACAACTATTTTACTGATGTAGTAGAAGGTTTTCAAAACCTACCAGACACAGCAAAGTCTGGCATGATCCAGATGGGCTATCAGCTAGGTAGATTTAATGTCACTAAGGAGTGGCCTAAGTTTATGGAGTCAATTAAGGAAGCTGCACAGTATGCTGAAGGTTCTGTAGAACAAGCCTCTGCGCTATTAGAAGCTAAGTTTAATATGCTTTACAATGTAGCAGCAGATGGTACTGTTAGTGCTACTAAGTGGGCTACACAGACTAAAGACAGAGCTATGAAAGTAGCTGAAGAGATCATATCAGACGCTGAGTTACCTTCTATCATACAAGAAGCTGCTGCAAGTACAAGGGCATTTCCTTTACCTAAACCAAAGCCAGAACGAGGAACAGTACTAGATGCTTTAAACGAAAAAGAAGCATCATCTAACTTTATAGCTGCTCCTTATAAAGCTTTGTTTGCTAACACTTTAGGTAATATGCTAGGTGCAGACTTTGAATTTAGTACTGAGGATATAGGTGAAGATACGCTAAGTGTAATCAAAACAGCAACAGCTACGGCTGAGGCTAGGGGTTCAAGGAGTGTTGAGTATGGTGACTACCCACTAACTAAGAGAGGGTTGCCAGTATCAGCAGTTATAGCTAACTTTAAGTCTATTGATGGTACACGCTTATCTAAAGCTGAACGTAAGAAGATGGAAAAAGCAGTTAATGATGTCTACCCTAACAATCCAATAGGATTAGCCATGTTTGCTTATGATCTACAAACAGACCCTGTGCTTAAAGCAGCAGGATTTGTGGGCGGTTTCTCTATTCAAAAGGATAATAGTGGTAGAAAGTTTATTAAGGAAAGATGGAACTTTAATAATAAAAGTACCTCTGAAGGAACTATCTATAAAAAGATGAGAGCTTTCTTTAGTAACTATGCTCCTATCACAGAAGATGAAGGATCAGAAGTAATTGTTGAATTGAACTAATAGAAAGGAACAGTAATGGGTAATAGCGGAATTGAGTGGGTAGATAACGTATTTGATTTCTGTGTTATAATACTTGTTAGAATGGCTGAGATGTTAGGTATTTCCTATGAAGAAATAAACATTTGGTTATTTGTAGTTATACAACCAGCTATTACTATATTACTGTTCTTTGAGCTTTTAAGGCTTAGACGCAAACTAAAAGGAAACTCACATGGCTGAGAAATCTAATACTATCCTCACTGGCCTAGGATTTGAGTCAGGGATTACAGCCCCTGACGTAACTCCTATGGTTAGCGAAGGTACAATATTTAAGGCACAAGAGGAAGTAACAACAAAGGGTGGCTTCTTTTCTTCCTTGCCTACAGCAGTCGTGGAAGAACAAATAGCACCTATTCTCTTTAAAAGTGCCGACAGATTAAGAACACCAGAGGGTGAAGCTGTCGGTACTTTAACTGATGAGATGACTTTTGAACTGACTAACGGTCTAACTGATGAACGTGCTATTAGTGAAGTGTTAGATGAAGCCACCAACGTCAACCTTAATAGTGCAATGAGGCTCAGAAAAGATTACTTAGAGACACAGACTAACCGCCAGAAACTAGCTGATGCTGGTTGGGGTGGAACAGCCGCTACTTTCTTTGCTGCAATGTTTGATCCAGTAGAATGGGCTACCATTGGAGCTTCTACGGCTGCTATAGCTTCTCTAAGTGGCCCTGCTGCCCCTTTAACCGCTACTACTGCACTAACCGCTGGTGCGGCTATGAGGGCTAAGAAAGCCTATAGTGCAGCTAAAGCTTTTAGTGCAGGTGCAGCAGTTACTGGTCTTGAATTAGCTGCTTTTGAAAGCATCCGTGCTGGTCTAAAATATGATGTAGATGCTAATGATGTGCTTATAGCTATGGGTGCTGGTTCAGTACTAGGCGGCACTTTAAACGCAGGTATATCTACGTTTATTAAACGTGGTAACGTATCACGACTAGCTAAGAAGGTAGCAGAGGGTGGACAACTCACTCCTGCTGAACGAGCCTTCTATAACGCTAATAATGCAGAAGCTACTGCACAGCGTTTAATTAACGAAACAATGGCTAACGATACCATGTTTAACGTAGCTGATGCTACTACTGCTGCTACTAGGGTTAGTGATACAGGAGTATCTGAGCGTGTGGCTCTTGCTGCAACGCCTGAAGAGACTGCCGAAGCTATCCCTGAGATTGCTGGTTTTGGTTTACTAGGTGTACGTAAGCTAGTATCCTCTGGGTACAAGGCTGGTATGTCTAAGCTCTCACGGATTCGTCAGGGTGCTAGAGCCTTAGGTGCTAATACTGTAGGCTATAAAGGCGGCAACTTACATGCCAACGACTCAGCTTCAGAAATTGCAGAGCGTATCCAAGGTCAGTATAGGCAAAGTTTTGGTTCAGTGTTCTATCCTGCTCAGGAAGCTTTTACTAAAAGAACAGGGCTATCTATCCCTGACTTTAATGATTTAGTTAGTAAGTACGCACGTGGTATTATTACAGAGGCAGACCCTGAAGTTAAGGCTGTAGCTGAACTGGTACAGAAACAAGAACGTGAACTTGCTGAGATGGGTATTAAGTATGATGTTGCTGGTTTTACACCATCAATACTAGATAAGCATAAGAACTACCTAGCTCGTATCTTTAATGATGAGAACATTGTTAATTTAAGAAAACGTCTTGGTGCTGATGCTGATGAAAAGATTGCTCAACTAGTAGAAGAAGCTCTACGTAAGGGTCAGCCTGATATACTTGATAATGTTATTAAGAGCATTATGAAAAAGGCTGAGAAGGCTGCTAAGAAAAAACCTAGCCGAAAGTCCACTAAGGATATAGAAGCAGAAGCTAACGAAATGATTAGACGTATAGCTGCTGGTTATACTAAAGGTATCGTTGATCGCACATTTGGAAAATCAGGCGGCGCACAAGGTCTTAATGAGATGACCCTAGAAGATTTGGGTGATCTTATGAAGCGAGAGTTTAAGGATGAATTATCAGACGATCAGATAGATGATGTCGTAGAACTCTTTGCAAACGGTAGACCTACAAAGGCTGAACACAAGCGCAGCCGCCCACGTTTACTACTTGACGAAAGTGCCTCTATTAGCGTAACACGTGCTGATGGGGAAGTAGAAGAGATACGGTTTGAAGAGTTGTTAGAGACTGATATCGAACAGCTACATAACTCTTATATCTTCCAACTTTCAGGAGCTATTGGACTAGCTAGAAATGGTATCAATACCAACCAAGCAGGTTCTAGCTGGGACGCTTTTAAAGAGACTATTAAAAGTCAAGCTAAAATGCAGAACATTTCTGAGGGAGAATATAGGTCTGAGTTAGATGCTTTGGATTTTATGTATGATGGGATAACTGGTAGACTAGCTCACAGAGAACCATTCAGCAAGGGTGTAAAAGAATTTAACGTAGGTATGAGAGCCTTTAGCTTTGCTGTTAATATGGGAATGTCAGGTATGTCTTCTATGATGGAGATATCCAACGCTGTCTTTGAGTATAGTGTAAGCACTATTCTTAGGACTAACCCAGCTATGAACAGCTTCTATACTAAGGCTTCTCAAGGGCGTATGGAAGACAGTCTACTAAAGGAATTAATTGATGATCTTGGTATGGGTGAGGAAGTACTACTAGGTAAGTATTCTACTATTAATCGTTTTGATGGTGGTAACTTAGAGGGTACTTTAGTTCCTAGGGCTGGTTGGAAAGCCTCTAAAGCTCAATGGTTGCAGCAGAAAGTAGCTTATGGTTCTGGACTGCTGGGTGTAACGCAAGTCTTAAGACGTAGAGCTATGCGTGGTTTTGCTCAGGAATGGGCAACAGCAGCTACAAAAGATAAGATGCCCTTTGCTACAGTTAAACTAAGACAACTAGGCTTAACTGACGATATGACTACTAAGATTAGTAACACAATTAAGGATAAGGCTGACATTGAGAATGGTACTCTGGTTAGAATGAACCTTAAGGATTGGCCTAAGGATGTACGAGATTCTTTTCAGGCTGCTGGTTTTAAGGAAGTAAGAAACAGTGTACAAGAAATGAACATTGCTTCTACTAATAAATGGTTAAGAAGTGAAATAGGTAAGACTTACTTTCAGTTCTTAAGCTTTACTATGGCTTCTATTGAACAGCAGACCATGCGTTTAGGTATGCGAATGGTGGGTGGTGATCTTAGAACTGTTTCTAAAGTATTTGCAAGCTCTGCTATGTTAGGTATGATGATGTATACGGCACGTGTTCAGATGAACGCTATTGGGCGAGGTGATGCAGATGAGTACATTAAAGAACGTATGACTCCTAAAAACTTTGCAGTAGGTGCATTAAGTCAAATCGGAGCAGCTTCTATCTTTGGTTATATCTATCAAATAACCACAGGTGCAATGGGTGGTAACACTCATGCTATAACACCCCCCGCTTTATCATATGCGTCAGCATTACTACAAGCTACTCAAGCTTATAATGATGGTAAGATGTCAGAAGCAGAGTACAGGAGAATATTACGTCTAGCACCTGCTCAATCTCTTTATGGTGTAAGACAAATTCTTAACGCTACAGCTAACCAACTATATAAATCTACCTCTGGAAGCTTTTAAGGAAAACACATGGCTTTTTCATATCATAATTACCAACCAACAAACAATACTACGGATACCTTTAGTATCCCTTTTACATTCACTGCTCAGTCTGAGATTAGTGTAACAGTAGATGGTGTGGCTCAGACAGGTCTTACTTTTCCTTCTAGCTCCAGCGTACAGCTAACATCCCCTGTTGCATCTGGCTCACTAGTACAGGTCAGACGTACTACTAGTTTGGCATCACGTGCTATTGACTTTGCCTCTGGCTCAGTCCTGACTGAAGAAGACTTGGATGATAGTAATATTCAGGTCTTCCACGCAGCACAGGAAGCTATTGATACTGCTGGTGATTCAATTACACTAACACCTGCCAATCGGTGGGATGCTGGTGGTAGCGTCATCAACAACGTAGGTACACCTGCATCTAATACGGATGCAGCTACTAAGGCTTACGCTGACGGTATTTCAACCGCAGCAGCGGCAGCAGCGGTTACAGCGGCTAATGCAGCCGTGGCAACAGCAACAGGTAACATCATCCCTGATGCTACTAAACTAGCTATTCACCCTATTGGCTCACAGTACACACTGTCAGACGGTTCTACTACTGACTACTCAGCTAAACACTATCAGGATGCTGCATCTACTTCAGCTACTAATGCTGCAACTTCTGAGACTAATGCAGGAACATCTGAGACTAACTCTCAAAACTGGGCAGTTAAGACAGATGGTGAAGCAGTAACAGGTCAAGGCTACTCAGCCAAGGCTTGGGCTGTTGGTGATTCTGGCGGTGTAAGTAATACTGCTGGTGCTGGTAATGCTAAAGATTGGGCTACTGAAACTGCCACTGCTGTAGATGGTTCTGAGTTTTCAGCCAAAGAATATGCAATTGGCTCACAGGCAGCAAACCCCAACGGTTCTGCAAAACAATGGGCTTTAGGTGGCGGTGCAGGGTTCACAACCAACACTGCTGTTGAGGGTACTAACTACTCAGCTAAGTACTACGCCGAACTCGCTGCCTCTAACTTTGATTCATTTGATGATAAATTTCTTGGGGCAAAGAGCAGCCCACCAGCCCTAGACAATGACAATAATGCGTTAATTGACGGTGCTTTGTATTACGACAACGTGGGTAAATACCTGTCTGTCTATGACTTAGGCACAACATCGTGGAACCCAATACAAGCTGGCGCATCTGCTGGTTTCGCCATTGCAATGGCAATAGCCCTTTAGGAGTAATAAATGGCACAGAATTTTATAAGATACAAATTAACAGGTGTAGGCACAACCGCAGCCGATATTCCGAATGGTTCAGATTTTAATTCCGTAGATGCACTCGTAGGTATTCATATGACGAATACATCAGCAAATGCAATTACGGTTGATGCTTTTCTAACCAGCGCAGCCCTAGATAGAGGTGCTGGAGATTATTTTAATTATGCAGTTACAGTAGCTGGTGGTGTGTTTGTACTAGGTGGTGTAACCAAACCAGCTATTACATTATACAAAGGCTTTACTTATGTGTTTGACCAGTCAGACGCTACAAACGCTGGTCATACTATTGCCTTCAAAACGGCGGCTGGTGGTTCATCATATACAACTGATGTAACAACTACAGGTACAGCGGGACAAGCTGGTGCTAAGACCACCATTGTCATATCCGACACTACACCGACATCGTTGTACTATTATTGCACAGCGCATGGTGATGGCATGGGTAACACAGTTGCTATTGATAACGCACACTACCTTATCAAAGGCGCACCTATTGCAGCAGGTGGTGCTTTGCAGTTGCTTGATGGCGGCGCAAAGATAGTTGTTGAGTCTGGCGATAGGTTGTTTGTGAAAAGTTCAAACGTAAGCTCTCTTGATTGTTGGGTAAGTGCGGTTGATGCAATTAGCACCGCAGTAACATAAGGGAGAGAGACATGGGTTACATTGGTAATCAACAAACCGAAGGGTATTCTCAGGCTCCCTCTAAGCAAGACCTGACTGGTGCGACTGGCACTAGCCTGACGCTGTCACACGCTGTAGCCAGCGCAGAAGGCATTGACCTGTTTATCAATAATGTCCGGCAGGAACCAACCACAGCCTATTCTATTGGGGCTGATGGCGTCACAGTAACGCTCACAGGCTCAGTGGTAGCGACAGACGATATTTATGTAGTCTACAACTCACTAGCTCTTCAGACATCTACACATCCATCTAACCAAGCCTTGCAAGCAACTAGCGGTTTATTTTCTGGAACTGTATCTGCTGCATCTGCGACTGTTACTGGTGACTTAACCGTTGACACTAGCACCCTATACGTTGACAGCACTAACAATAACGTGGGCATTGGGACTGCTTCGCCATCAAGGACACTCACTGTCAATTCTGGTACTACTAACACTGCGTTGCGCTTGGAAGGCACTGACGCAGAAGTCGCTATGCAATTTTACGATGGAACCAAAACATCTACTATTTCTGGTGGAACCTCTGGCATAATATTTACTCCAAATACAACGGTTGGAGATGCATTATCCATAACTGCAACAGGCCAAATTCGTACCACAAACAGAGATTTTGGCTTTCACAATCATCTAACAACAGTGTCTTTGGCTGACGATGCTTCTATTGTAATCAATGCTGGCACTGCTGGCGTTGGGATGTTGGTGATTTACGAAACTGCGTCTGGCACAAATGCTTTGTATCGGATTGGTTATGGTTCTTGTGCTGTTCTTTCTGGTACTGGCGCAGTAACTATGACGAATTCTAATACTGACAATGCTGTTTGCGTATTTTCAACAGGCCATACAATCACAATTAGAAACAGAATGGGTGCCACTAAAGCATTTTATATCAATACGTTTATGGCTGGCAACAATTTCTAGGAGAATAAGATGAGTATAACTTTTACAGTAGATAAATTTACAACTGACGAAGTTGAAAATGATGACGGAAGCAAAACAGCAAAAAAGTTGGTTGGTTTGAGGTGCGTTGATGCTTCAGACAACGTGTTAATCGTAGATAAACGGCTAAATATTGTTGATGGAACAACTGACGCACAGTATGTCCAACAAGCATACACTGCTGCCCAAGCTGAAATAACTGAGTGGTCAGATGGTATGAGTGTGCAGGGTATGATTTTCAATCCAGACAGTAGTTCACTTTCAGAGGCAAGCTAATGGCACTAAGTAAAATTTCAAATGGCTCAATTGATAGCACTGTCACTAACAATGTTGCTGGGCTTGACCTTATTGCAGTCAATGAAAAAACAGCTTCAGATTTCGGTTCTGGAACTAATTATTTGGACATTGCAAATTGCTTTACCTCTGAGTATGAAGATTATTATGTAAAATATTACTGTCAATCAACTGATGCAACAGTAAATACGCTCAATATGGCTTTGGAAACAGGGGGGGTCAGTGTAGCTGGCGCAACAGAACAGTTCAGCAGTCCGACATGGAGTGCAGATACATTTAATGCGGTAGTATATTATGAAAAATTGCAGTCCGTAGCCCAAACCCAAGGGTATGTCAATTCTTTTGGAGAAGGTTTTTGTTTTTTAGGCGCAAATGCAGGTGATGCTACAGGTTATTTTGATGGAGAGGTGTTACTGAGAAATGTATATTCTCTACCTAGATTCTCTTATTGGCACCGTCATCATATGCGTACTGGCCCTAGTCAAGATTATTATGAATATGGCGGCGGTATGGCTGTCACTTCTTCTAGTGCAATTGCCGCAAGGGGTATTCGGTTCTTTACGACAGATAACGCTACTTACGGATCGGGTACAGGCGCAGTGAACACTTACGGAAGAGTAGCGGTTTATGGAGTTAAAAAGGGATGAGTGTAGTTAGGGCAATAGAAAATTTAGTTGATGGCGCAGTAAACTTACAGGATTTTGTGGTTCGCACTGCCCCTGATATGGTTAGCTATACCGTTGAGTGGTTAAATGCAGACCTTACAGAGCCAACAACATCTGAAATAGAAGCGAAGCGCACAGAGTTATACGCAAAAGATAAACTGCAAGAATTAAGAATAGAGCGTAACAAGCTGTTGGCTGAAACAGACCATTGGGTTCTGTCGGATACGGCTGATGCCACATCTGCACAGACAGCATATCGTCAAGCACTTAGAGATATTACAGATAATGCTACATCACTAGATGATGTAAGCTGGCCGGAGAAACCATAATGCCATACATAGGAAAAAGTCCAGTAAGCGGTGGTTTCCACAAATTAGGAAACCTTACTGCCTCTGCTACAGCAACCTACGCTCTTACGCTAAATGGTGCGGCATACTTTCCAGAGACAGCCAATCAGCTTCTTGTTAGTTTGAATGGTGTTATCCAAGCACCACAAGACAGCTTCACAGTATCAGGTAGCAACCTAGTATTTGACAGCGCACTCACAGCCTCTGACAGCATTGACTTTGTTGTGGCTCTTGGTGATGTGTTGGGTGTGGGCAGCGTTACTGACGGTGCTATTACTACAGCTAAGATTAGTAACAATGCTGTAACTGAGGCTAAGATTGGTAATGATGCTGTTACAAAGGCCAAGATTGGAACAACAGAATTAGATTTGGCTACAATTAAAGACAGCACTGGTACAAACAATGCTTTCACAATTGCATCGTCTGGTATTGTTACTAATGCAAAGCCTGTTGGCTTTAGTGTTTCTATAAGAGGTGGATCAAATCAATCTATTAGTAACACAACATATACTAAACTTGAATTTACATATGAAAGCTCTAATGCAAACCATTTTGATACACATAGCGGTTGGAGTAATAGTGATCATTATTATACTGTTCCGGCTGGGTGCGGTGGATACTGGATGTTAAGTAGTTGGGTTGAGCTTGCATCAACAGGCACAAGTAATATACTAGCTATTTCCAAAACAGCATCGATTGGTTCAAGTGGTAATTTTATAGGGCGTATTACTGAAGGTGAAAATGCCGCTACTACAGCAAACGGTGGGCTTTACTTTAATGTGTTAGCAAATTTAAGTGATGGAGATATAATTAAATCAGAAGTTTACCACAATTATGGAAGTAATGTTAACGCTCTTGAAGTTGGAAATTATTTAAGAACCGCAATGCAAGGATGGAGATTGTTCTAATGGCACTTATAAAATTAAACAATCAGTCTCTTACCGCAGTCACATCTGCTGGTTTGCCTAGTGGTACTGTGTTGCAGGTTGTAACTGCTACAACTGGAATCGGTACTTCCTCTATGTTTTCTTTTGATGGTGCGGCACGAAAGGGATGCGTTGGCGCGGCTATAACACCTAAGTCTGCTAATTCGTTAATTTTAATAACTGGTTTTGTCCATTGTTTCACCAATAGTGGTGGTGGACAAGGCGGCGTTGGGTTTGAATTAGTTAGTCATCCAACAACAACCTTTGACGATGGCAGTAGTGTTGCTGTTGCTGGAACTACGCAGTTGTTTGGTCATGAGGATGCTCAGTTTTTACAAGGCTCTCAGCTTATGGGTAACTGTTCCTTTGAATATCAGCATAGCCCAGCAAGCACAAATACAATTCATTACTCTGTTGCTGTTAGTGAAAACAATTTATATACCGCTGGTACTAGCGTCGTTAATTGGAGCAATGGAACAACGGGTGGACGGTCAAAGATAACCCTTATGGAAATCGCAGGCTGATGAAGATGGCACAGGAAGTTACCCCAGAGTTGCGTGTAGCCTTGGAACTTGAGGCGCATGAAAAGGAGTGTGCCATTCGGTACGCATCTGTAGAAGACAAACTGTCTGGCTTGGACAAGCGTCTGTGGCGTTTGGAAGCAATGATAATGGGGTCAACGATAATAGTTGTTGGCCTCGCTGCATCCCTGTTAATGAAGCTATAAGGAACTATCATGGAACCTATCAGTACTACCCTCGCAGGGATTGCATTAGTTAAACAGAGTGTGGACTTTATTAAGACACACATTAGCACTGTTCAAGATATTGGACAAATAGCAAGCCAGATTGATGACCTGTTTACAGGTGAAAAACAAATCCAACAAGCCAGAAACAAGAAGTCTGGTACAGGACTTGGGGATCAGTTTGGGGTAGATACTGTAGCTAAAGAAGTCATAGACGCTAAACTCGCAGCAGAGAAGTTGCAGGAAGTAGCCACTATGGTTGATATGAGATTTGGTCACGGTACATGGAAGGGTATCTTAGCGGAACGTGCTAAGAGACTACAGGAACAACGAGAAGCTGAGGCTAAGGCTAGGCGATATAAGATACAGAAAGATAAGGAATTTGAGGAGACTATGAAAACTGCTGTGTTAGTTACTGCTATCCTAGCAATAGCCATAGGTCTTTTTATAACCGTTATGGTTTCTGTAGCGAAAGCGATGAGTTATGTTTAAGACACTAGTACTAGCTTGCAGCCTGTCTGTACCCACGGACTGCTGGGAGTTTCACGATACACGTGGCCCCCATGCAACATACGAGCTATGTCAGAAGAGAGCCTACACGATGGGTAACGATATTATGGAAATGCAGGGTAGAGATTTAGAACCTAAACAATTTAAGTGTCTTCCACTAAAGGGACAACAACTATGATATGGTCACTTATGCTAACTGCTTGTATGCAATCAACCTGTGTAGAACAAAGTATACAATGGTTTGAAGACAAGCAGGAATGTATAGAGTATAAACTTTTACATGAAGAACTACCCAAGGATGGTAACTGGAGTACAGTTGATTATGCGTGTACACTAGTAAATGGGGTAGAAACTTAAGGATAACAGCTATGATGGGTGTATTACTACAGGGATTGTTTGGCGTAGCCAGCAGTGCCGTAGAGGGCTTTGTTGAGACAAAGAAAGCCAAAGCAAAGCAGAAGCTTGTTAAGATTGAGGCAGAGACTAGCCTTATGGAGAAGAAGATTTCTGGTGAGATTGACTGGGATAAGGCAGCAATAGATGGTGCAAAGGATAGTTGGAAGGATGAGTATCTTACAATTCTGTTCAGTATACCACTGCTGCTATGTTTCTTACCCTTTACCGTGGAGTACGTAGAACGAGGCTTTGAGGCTTTGTCTATGACACCTGACTGGTATCGTTATACCTTAGGTATTATCGTATCAGCTAGTTTTGGTATTAAGGGTGCAACTAAGATGTTTGGAAAAAAGTAATGAGCTTATATGAAAATATAAATAAACGTAAGAAGGCTGGTACTAGCAGACCTAAGAGTAAGTCTACTGTATCTGCCAAGTCCTATGCCAATATGAAGGCTGGCTTTCCTAAAACAAACAAGTATAAGAAGAAAACATGAGCTTAATTGAACAACTTAAACGCCATGAGGGACTCAAATTAAAACCTTACAAATGCACAGCAGACAAACTTACAATCGGTGTGGGAAGAAATCTAGAGGACGTGGGGATATCGGAAGAAGAAGCAGAGATGCTACTACAGAACGATATACAACGAGCCACAGTGCAGATAAAAGCAGAGTTTCCGTGGACAGAGCAGCTAGACGAGGTACGTTTTTCAGCCCTTATCAACTTCACCTTCAACGTAGGGATAGGGACAGTGGGCAAGTTCGTAAACGCAATGGCTCAGCTAAGGGACGGAAGCTACGATATGGCAGCAGACGAGTTCCTGAACAGCCGCTGGGCTAAACAAGTAGGCCAGAGAGCTATAGAAGTGACGGATCAAATCCGTACAGGAGAGTGGAAGTGAAGATACCTACAAAACCTAAGAATACTAATAAGTATAAAAAGAAAGTTAGTGCTTATTCTACTGCTGAAAAGATACTTGATCCTTATGTAATGGGTAAATCTACTGCAAAAGAAGTTCAGAAGAAACTAAAAGCTCAGGGCATGGGTGCTGACTTACGTGGTAAGGACTCTGAGATTGAAGTGTTTACTTTAGATGGTTCAACCAGTTTTAAGGTGCAGATGTAATGACAGAAAAACAACTGATAGACAGCTTGCATGAGGCTGTCACCCAAGAGCTACTACTTAGAGTACGTGGTGGGGAAGCTACAGCTAGTGAACTATCAGTGGCTGTTAAGTTTCTTAAAGACAATGGAGCATCCCTAGATGCAATCATGGCAGAAAGCCCTATGGCTAACCTTCTTAATGATCTGCCGTTTGATGCAGCGGAGAAGATGCAATGAAACAAGTAGCAACACGGCTCAACGAGGCTAGTGAGGTAACTATACCCTTACGCAATCTTATAAGTATGATTGCCTTTACAGCCGTATCAGTTTGGGTTTATTTCGGATTGACAGAGCGAATATCTTTCTTAGAACACAATCTTGAATTAGCTATGGCTGAAGTAGAAGAAAACGATCAGTGGATTGATGCTTTTCAGCCACCTAAGAATGTACAAGATACTATTGAAAAAGTACACCAGTTAGAAATAGACATAGAAAAAATAAAGTTTGTACTTGGGAATAGATAATGGTTAATGTACCAGAACAACTTAAAGACTTTAGAAACTTTACATACCTTGTATGGCAGCATTTAGGACTACCAGCACCTACAGATATTCAGTATGATATCGCTAACTACCTTCAGGACAGCCCTAAGCGTTGTATTATTGAGGCTTTCCGTGGTGTAGGTAAGTCCTACATTACTGCTGCCTACGTTGTACACCAGCTACTGCTAGACCCACAGCTTAAATTTATGGTTGTGTCAGCGTCTAAGGCACGTGCTGATGACTTTTCTACCTTTACACAGCGTATTATCATGGAACTGCCTATATGCCAGCACCTAGTCGGCTAAGGAAGGCCAGAGATGGTCTAAGATAGCCTTTGATGTAGCCCCTGCTAAAGCCTCTGGTAGCCCCTCAGTAAAGTCTGTAGGGGTCACAGGGCAGCTTACAGGTAGCCGTGCAGACATTATCATTGCTGATGACGTTGAAGTCCCTAACAACTCCATGACACACATGATGCGGGAGAAACTTGCAGAGACAGTCAAGGAGTTTGACGCTGTTCTTAAGCCTGATGGCAGGATTATATACTTAGGAACCCCCCAGTGTGAGATGTCCCTGTACAACGCCCTACTTGCACGTGGTTATAAGATGCGTGTATGGCCCGCAAGATACCCTACCCTAGATCGCGCAGAGAAGGCCTATGGGGGCAGGTTAGCTCCTACGCTGTATGATTCCTTACAAACTAACCTAGAGGCCGTGTATGGGCTTCCTACAGACCCTAAACGATTTGATGATGATGACTTACTAGAAAGAGAACTAAGTTATGGTAGAAGTGGCTTTGCTTTGCAATTTATGTTGGATACTTCACTATCTGATGCAAACAAATACCCCCTTAAACTAAGTGACCTACTTGTTTACTCCTGTGATAAGGATACTGCACCTGAAAAACTAGTGTATGGTATCTTTAAACCCCTAGATGAACTACCAAATGTAGGGCTAGCAGGAGACAAGTTCTACGCTCCTGAGGACACTGTAGGACGTACAGAGTATCAGGGTAGCGTACTAGCCATTGACCCCTCTGGTAGAGGCTCTGATGAGACAGCATACGCTGTTGTAAAGATGCTTAATGGTTTTCTGCATGTTGTAGATGCTGGTGGTGTTGCTGGTGGCTACTCAGACAGTACACTACAACACCTGTGTGACTTGGCTAAGATACACAAGGTTAATATGGTGCTGGTAGAGAGTAACTTTGGTGACGGTATGTTTACTGAGCTACTAAAGCCCTACCTACTCAAGACACATCCAGTGACTATAGAAGAGGTACGCCACAGTAAGCAGAAGGAACACAGGATCATTGACACCCTAGAGCCTGTAATGAACCAGCATAGGCTTGTTATAGACCCTAAGGTTATCCAGAAGGACTATGATAGCGTACAGTCTATGCCCCCTGAGAAGGGTATTAAGTACATGCTAACCTATCAGATGACACGTATAACAAAGCAGCGAGGAGCGTTAGCACATGACGATAGACTTGACGTTCTTGCTATGGCAGTGCAGTACTGGACAGACCAGATGGCTGCTGACGCAGATACAGAAATACGAACAAGGAAAGAGGAACTCCTAGACTTTGAGCTTGATAAGTTCATGTCACACCTTAACATAGGTCAGAAGGAGAAGGATGTAGGGGGCTGGGTGGTACTATAATACCGTTCCGAAGGTTCCCCTATTGACTAGACCCCCCTAAGATATATATAGTAGGTAGTAGTAAGTAGTATCTTTAGGTACTTAAAGTATCTTTAAGATGTTATAGGATACTTAGGACTACTACTTACTACTTACTAACTCCTTATTAACCTGCTAAAAGAATAAGGCAGTAGTGTGTATGACCTAAAATACCCTAAAAAATCTGAGGGGGTATATAATATGATCAGACGCGCGACTCCCCCCATGATGCTGCGACACCTTACAATCTTAGGCACGCCTAACATTCTTCTGGTTCCATTAGAAACCTTGGCATCCTTTACAATCTTAGCCACGCCTAACATTCTTCAAGTTCTTTAAGATTTTTAGCATTGCCTGTGTCTCTCTCTC